GAAAACAGTTTATGGATACAAAGACTACAGTTTGCGTTACTACTCTTTATGCTGCTGACATTTATAAAAATATGATAATAAAGAGTGCTGTTTTTCCTAGAGACGGAAAGACGGGTAACGCATTAAAATTCACTTTAAATCTTTATGAAATAAAAGTTATAGGTTCCACAACAACAAAGCTTAAAACAACGAATACGGCAAAGGGCAATGTGCCAAAAAGTAATACTGGAACTATTATTGCCAGTGTTACAGAAAGAGGCAAAAGTATTCTTGCTTCAGGTTCAGATTATATTTCAGACAGAAAGAAAAGCTTAACAGGTAACTAATGATAGAAATTCCTTTAAGATCAGATGTTCCATGGTACGATCAGAAATGCGAAATAGATAGTATTACTTATACTATGACATTTCACTGGAATGAACGGGCCAGTTTGTGGGTTATGGATATCGCCACTAACGATGAGGAAATGATTATTTCAGGAATACCGCTATTGTGCAATGTGGATTTACTTGGTAGATTTCAAGACGAGAGATTGCCACAGGGAATGATGTTTTGTTACGACCAGACCGAAACAGGACAAGACCCAGATGCTACAAATGTTAATGTTGATGTTTTTTTATTGTATGCTGGAGCCGATGAGTTATGACATATTTATATGACAGGAAATGTGCTTTCTCTTTTGGTATTCAGGGTACAACCTTAACAAAAGTAAAAGAACTTAGGATTGAATTTGAAATAGAAAAAACAAGCGAAAATACTTTTAATCATGCAAATATAAAAGTATTTAACTTAAACTCAAAATCAAGATCTATAATAAATCAATCATCCGAAACTAAACCCTTAATTGTGCAGCTTGAAGTTGGCTATTATCAAGACGCTAATATGTCTGTTTTATTTAAAGGCAATTGCCCAAAAGCTTTTTCTCTTATAAAGCCGCCTAATACTATTACTGAATTTGATTGTCAAGATGGACAATATGAAATAGCAAAATCTGTTCTTGATAAATCATATTCAGAAGGGGCGCCACTAGAAAAGGCTCTTAATGATGTAATAGAGGCAACTGGTCTTAAAAAGGGCTTTGTGGCATCTGGAATAAGTGATAAATTCCAAAATGGTTTATGTCTTTCTGGATCATGTAAAAAACATTTAGATACACTTACCCAGAAAGCTGGGATGGAGTGGTCTATACAGGACAGTGAAATACAAATTAAAAAACCCAACGTAACTGTAGGGGGTAATATATTATTGCTTACTCCTGAAACCGGATTAATAAATAGTCCAATAAAAAGAGAAAATGGAATTGAATTTCAAAGTTTGATTATACCTAAATACTTAAATCCTGGCAGATCGGTACAAATTATTTCCAGAGATTTTAAGGGAACGTATGTTATAAGAAAAACTATTTTCAAGGGCTGCAACCTTGATGGTGAATGGTATGCTACTTGTAATGCCGATCCAGTAGAGGCGGCATAATGGCAGATTTAACTTTTGCAAAAACAAATGAAATAAAAAGTTTAGCATATGTCGTAAGGCAACTTATAGAGCAGCGTCTTCTTGATTGTCATTATTGTTTACCGGGACGGATAGAAAAATATGATCGTGCTACAAGAAAAGCCGATGTTAAGCCGTTATTAAAAAAGAAAGATAATACAGCGGCTAGGGCACTACCAATAATAACAAATGTTCCCGTAACTATGCCAACAGCTAATAATAATACTGCATTTATAGATTTTCCCATTAAGCGCGGCGATACTGGAACTATTATATTTTCGGAAAGATCACTTGATTTATGGCTTGTTCAAGGTGGCGATGTAGACCCTAAAGACCCAAGGAAAAATGATTTGTCTGATGGTATATTTATTCCTGGCCTTAATCCTTTCAATATAAGCATGAGCATACCAACGGATGATAGTATCAGAATTATGAATGGGACTTCAATTGTAGATATTATGCCAACTGGTAAATTTAAAATAAAAAATGATAGTAATGAACTTATAGCACTATTAAGTGATGCACTTGCCGAAGTAATTGCGCTAATTGATACACTTAAAATTGTTAAAACTATAACGCTGGCTGGTTTGCAACCATTTGAACCAGCAAGTCAGGCGCTACTTGCTACTGAAAAAACAAATTTTACAACATTAAAAAGTAAACTTGATACTTTAAAGGGGTAATATCTATGCCAATGAGCGGAGATTCAATGGCCAGTGAAATAAAATCAGCAGTGGATGCTATTATTCCAGCGGGGGGAACTCCAGCAGATTTGAATTACCTAAAGGCGCTTGCCGGGGCAATAGTGGCTCATATTAAAAATAATGCTGTAGTAAATACAAACGACACTGGTACTGCCACTGGTGCAGTTGGAGGCGGCGGAGGTGTCCCGGTAGTAGCAACTGGCGTGGGTACAATTTCATGATAGTAAGATTAAATATTTGGGGTATAATCTCTTTAGGGGGATAAATTTTGAGTATTTTTAAGTTAGATGAAGATAATGATTTAGCCGTAGAAAATAATAGATTTGTATTATTAAGCGGATCGGAATCCATAGGACAAAATCAAAAAACAAATTTAAAAATGTATTTTGGTGAATGGTTCCTTGATACGGAAATCGGCGTTCCTTGGTTCCAAGCTATTTTAGGAAAAGGTTCTAACCCAGCCGTCGTTGACGCTCTTCTTAAAAATACTATTGCCAATACCCCAGGAACGATAAGTATAGAAGATTTTAGCCTTGATTTAGATGAAACCACAAGGGAGCTTTCCTTGGAATATGAAACTTTAGTACAAAATGGGACTGTAACATTTAGTGAGGTAGTACCGTGACAACTTATGGAATAACTTCCACGGGCCCGGTTATAAAACGTTTGGCCGATATAAAATCAGAATATGAGGCATCCTATAAGGAAAAATATGGTAACTCTTTTGATGTTTCCGCCTCTTCTCCTGAAGGTCAAATGATAGGCATAGAATCAGAAAGAGAAGCCCTTTTATGGGAGCTTTTTGAGGATTTATATTATGCCGGTTATCCAGATACCGCTTTCGGTGTATCTTTAGACAATTGCGCTGCTATTAATGCAGTATTAAGATTAGCTGCCGCTAAATCAACCGTGGTGGGTCAAGGTCTGTTTGGAGATATAGGAACGGTAATTCCACAGGACACTGTTTTTTCTGTAGAAGGCGATTCAGCATCAAGATACCTTACAACCGCATCGGTAACACTTACAACGGGCGTTGATGCTCAGCAAACACTAGATTTTAGTGCTGTGCCAGATGCCGGGGCGTTTGTTATACAAAGTGGAATAAGTGACAGCCTTACCACTTCTTTAGCTTATGATTCAACTGCATCTGAAATAGAAGCTGCAATAAATGCCCTTGATGATTATAGTGACGTTGTTGTTAGTGGTGCTTTTCCGGCATTTACTATTGATTTTTCTGGTGACGATGGGGATCAACCTCAACCAGTATTGGTAATAGACACAAATACATTAACAGCAACAAGCGTGGCGGTTACTGGTACGTTTTCAACAAGCACCACGGGTTCGTTTAGGGGATCTATTGATATGATTGCCGAGGCCACTGGAACAAGTTATGTGGCAAATGCCAGAACATTAAATGTTATTGAAACACCCATTACGGGCCTTACCAAAACATATAATCCCTCTGATTCAGTGGCAGGTCGTGAAGTTGAAACTGATTCGGCATATAGACTTAGGAGGAGAAGCAATTTAGTTACAGCAGAGGCCGGGCCCCTAGAAGCAATAAGAAATTCGCTTTTGAAATTAAATAATATTGTAAGTTTGCCAGCACTAGAATCGGTTGTAATTTATGAAAATATTACGCTTGTTACGGATATTATGGGAATACCTGGAAAAAGTTTTGAGGTATTTATACATCAAGCAGGTGGGGCAACTTCTAGAGATCAGGAAATCGCTGATACAATTTGGGCTTCCAAACCTGCTGGTATTGAGGCGCATGGTGATATAAATATTACGGCATATGATAGTCAGGGTTTTGCTCATACAGTTGGATTTTCAAGATTATCTGAAATCAATATTTATCTTGATTTAACATTGACAACAGACAGCGATTATCCGGCTGATGGCGATGCCCAGGTACTTGCTGCTATTTTAGCATGGGGCAACGGGCTTGGTGGCGGCGAAACTATTGTAGTTAAGGGTTATAACGCTCTGGCAAGTCAATTTAATGCTATTCCCGGAATACTTAATTTAGATATAAAAATAGGTGTGGCACCAAATCCAACAACCGATAGCAATATTACTATTAACGCAACACAGTTATCACGTTGGGATTCAGCTAGAATAAATATAGTTAGTTAAGGAATTTTAAGTGGAAATAACACAGATAACGACCCATGAAACAGATGCCCTGGGAAGGCTTATACAGCAATATAAGGGCAAGCCGAACATTGAGGCTCTTATAAGCGTAAAAGCATTGCGTATGCAAGAACTTGAAAACGCCTTCTATGCTATAAAAGATAGACTCAATATTGCAACCCAAGTGGGAGTTCAACTTGATAGAATTGGTGATATTGTAGGTCAGCCAAGAAACGGAATAACAGATGATGTTATTTACAGACTATTTTTAAATGCAAAAATAGGTTTAAATTCATCTAATGGTGATGCAGAAAAAATTATAAGCATTTGGAACCTATTAAGTCAATCTACGCAAACCCAGTTAATTGAAAATTTTCCTGCTGAAATATCATTACTATCTAATAATAAAATGGATGATGCTATAGTTTTATTGGCATATGATTTAATTCAACAGGTTGCTTCGGCTGGTGTAAAGATTGTACTTTTGGGTTATTATGATCCAGATGCGCCTTTTGCTTTTGAGGGTAATGATCCTACTGGAAAGAATAAAGGGTTTGGTGACGATTTAGATCCAACAGTTGGTGGTAAATTTGCTGATGTATATTTTTAAATTTTAGGAGCAATATAAAATGATTTTAAAACCTACAATTAATCTTGACTGGATAGTTTCTGGTAGCGCGGCCTTAATACTTGAGCCAAGCGCGGGATTGAAACTAACTGGTTATGCTGGTGGAGATAAACCAGCAGCAAGAAATTTCAATTGGATGATGTATTGTATAGATCAATGGAAAAAGATTTCAGAAGATATAGTTCCAGACGTTGTACTAGAAAGTACAGACACGGGGCTTGCTACAATATTGAATGCTCTTTCTCATGATAGTTATGTTTTTATAAAAGAATCAATATCTATATCGACATTACAGACAGTTACAAAAAGAATAACTTTTGATATGGCACCAGGTGCCAAATTGATTTTAACAGGCGCAGTAACATCGGGGATAATTTTTCAAGCAAGGCCCCATTTTAAAAATCTTAATATAGAAATTCAAAATAATATTACTAATGCTATACAAATGAGCTGTGATGGGTTTAGAATAGACTCAAGTTTATGGATCATGAATGGCAGTGGAAAGACTTTAGGAAATACAATATTGGTAGATACAGCAATGCGTGGTAATGTAAGCGGTGTGGCAATAGAAACAGCAGGAACTATAACCAGTAGAAGCGGAATAGACACAGACGGCAATAGCGCAATAATTATCCCATAAGGAGAATGCAAATATGAAGAAATTATTTTTGATTTTATCTTTGATAAGCTTAAATTTAATGGCAATTAATTTGCCACCCATAATTACAAAAGCAATAGACGTTGCTAATATCAATGCCAATGTAACAAACTCAAATAACTATATCGGCGGTGATATTAACGTATCAACTGCCACAATAGACACGCTGGAAACTCTAGCCTCAAATTCAAATGATGTCCGAGGCAATTTTGCTACTTTCGGAAGTGTCAATATCTCTAATAGCTTGAGTTTGCCTAATCTAAACGCTAATGTAGTTAATGCAAATTATTTTACCGGGGAAGATATAAAAGCTTCAACCGGAATAATAACAAATTTAAACTCTCAAAATATTTACAGTAATTTGATAAACTCAAATTATTTTAGGGGTGTTCAGTCAAACATTGGTAACTTGCAATGTTCTGGAAATTCTATTTCTGCTACAAATATAAATGGAAATGTTGACATTGATTCCATATTAAGACCCAATCAGGGTATTTTTGGAATAAGCAATGGAAGCAACTCAAATGCTGGGCTAGTAACGGAATATAAAGCTAGTTCTATTGGAAATGCGATTGGCATAACAACTGCCGGAGTCACTCTTTCTGCTCAAGACTTAGAATTAACACCAGGCAGGTGGCTGGTTTATTATTCGGTTTTTGTAACAGTAACAACTGATACAAGTTTAAATAGCACTTCATCGGTAAGTATATATTTATCTGATAATACCAATACTCAAATAGGCCAAGTTTCCAGATTGGGGGCGCTTACTCCCGCAAACGCAGCAATAACAAATTCTTTGACTTTGACTGGTCAACAGTATCTATCTCTTTCAAGTACAAATTTTTATAGAATTAGGGGGCTCTTGATAAACACTTCTGGAACGGGCAGTGCATCGGAATTGGGATCTGGCAATAGTTTGGCATACTTTTATGCAATAAGATTATTTTAGAGGTTTTATGAAATATTTATTTTTGATTCTTTTTTTTCTTGCGGGCTGTTCAAACATAGTACCAAGGGCATTAACCACAAACGAAACGCCACAATCTAAGGA